CCCCGGATTCCGCCAATCAGCAAGCCGGATAGAACTTCGCGCCTCTGGCCCGGCCTCCCCTGAAAATAAGCCATGCCGGGGGAGTCAGGGCGCGCTTCTCAACAGTGAGGAGGCTTTGAATGCCTCCCATGAGTCGGAACGCCTTCCGACCGGATACCTGCAACACTGGTCAGACGAGACCGTGGTGCAAAGCACGCAGCCCACCAAGATGTCCGCTGACTTCGTTGTGCTGACTCGGCAAAAAGAGCCGAACAGGCACGGCAACATTGTCCAGATCACCGAGAGTGACAACGGACGTGGGTTGATGCTCAACCACTACCAGACCAACCCGGTGGTGCTGTTTGATCACGGTCTGAACATGACGCTCCCTATCGGGACGAGCGAAAGTCCTGACGGAAAGCTGAACGTCCGACTGAGCAAGAACCGGGCGATTGCCCGAGCCTACTTCAGCCAGACTCTGCCCGAGGCTGCGACAATCTACGCATTGATTGACGAGGGGATTCTTAGAACTGCGTCTGTTCAGTTCCTCCCCAAGCGTGCAAGAAAAATGTCAATCAGGCAGTCTCAGGACGTTGGCGACGACGAGATTTCATTGTCGGATGGGATTGGATTGGACTACACGGAGAGCGACCTGCTCGAATGGTCGGTCGTTTCCATTCCTGCCGACCCCGGTGCTGTTCGGCGTTGCCTCGACAGGGGGCACGTCAACGGCGAAGCGATCACCATGTCATTGCAGGGTGTGATGAAGCGAATGGGTGGGCCAGCACCAGTTTGGTCACCCGGATGGACTCCGCAAAAGCAGCACGTTGTGGAAGTCATCGAAGATGATGAGTATGTCACGGTGAAGTATGAACGACACCATGACAACGAAGAACACTCAACAGACGTTGACACGGAAACTCCTTTGCAGACAATTGACTACGAAGCCGTAGCTAAGAAACTCCAACGCGAGAGTAAGCAGCGGCAACGAGTTGAGAAGTCTGCGAAGGCTGTCGAGGAATCTCTGAAACCATTGGCCGAAGAAATGGATCGGCTGGAAGACAAGTTGACCAAGCTGACCGGTTAGGTCGCAATTTCTACAAGGAGATCACGGATGACTGACGAAAGAATCGAAGCGACCGACGATGTTCAGCAGGTCGTGGATGCGGTGAAGGCAAGCGTTGATGAGCAGGTCGCCCCGTTGATGGAACGACAGTCGGCTCTCGACGAGAAGCTGGACGAGCTGGCACAGCCGTCCTCCAACGCCAGCCAGTTGTTCGGCGGTGGCTCAGCCAACGTCGTGGTCGGCCAGATCCACGGGAGCGAAGGCTACAGCTTCCTCAAGGCTCTCGGCGTTCGACAGGGTTTCCTCAAGGGCGAGGAAGCCAAGTACGAGATCGACGTTCACAACCGGCTGAAGCAGCACTATGTCGATCAGGGCGGCATGACGCTGTCCGGTGCGAACTCCATGCTGGTCCCGCTCGGTTCGAGCCACATCCAGAACCTGGACAGCAACCTCGGCGGCGAGCTGCGCCAGGCGATGGCTCAGTCTGTCTCCGGTGCTGACGCCGATCAGGCCAAGTGGGTCGCCCAGAAGATCAGCGGCACTGTCGGTCAGGCGATCAGTTGGTCAAGTGACCCGGCTGGTGCGTTGGTTGCCAACGCTCCCCTCGGCGAACTCATCGAGCTGATTCGGGCCAAGAGTGTTCTGGATCAGGCCGGTGCGACCGAGATCAGCTTGCCGCCCAACGGCAAGATCGACTTCCCCCGTCACACCAGTGGGCTGACCGCACACTGGGTGGGTGAGAATGTTGCCATCACCGAGAGTGAGATGGGAACCGACACCCTCTCGCTGACCGCCAAGAAGCTCGGTGGTTTGGTGAAGCTCCCCAACGAGCTGATCCGCTACGCCACGCCGAGCATCGAGGCGTTCGTGCGGGACGACCTTGCCACGACGCTGGCCCTGAAGGCTGACCTCACGATGCTGGACAACGCTGGCTCGGCCACCGTTCCCACCGGCATTCTGGAAACCACGAACGTGCAGTATGTCACCGCCTCCACAGTCGGGGCTGATGGCGACACGTTCGAGCCGAACGATCCGGGCCGGATGGCTGCTGCGATCCTTGACGACAACTTCGACACGTCCACCGCGACGTGGGTCATGCGACCGGAAGTGTTTGTTGGGATGTACAACAAGCGATCCGCTGCTGTGTCGTCCAGCGACGGCGAAGGTCCGTTCCTGTTCTCGACCAACCGTGGTCAGATCGAGAACGGTTTGCCGCCGCGTCTGTTCGGTCACCCCGTCATCACCTCGACTCAGGTTGCCAACGACCGGTCGAAGGGTGCGGCATCCGACCTGACCTACGTTCTGTTCGGCATCTTCTCAGAGTGGATGATTGCACGGGCAGGCGTTCTGGAGTTCGCCACGTCGACTCAGGGCGACACCCCGTTCGCCAACGACCAGACGTGGGTGCGGGCGATCATGTCGATGGACGCCGGAGCGCGGCATCCGAAGGCGTTCGCTGTCTGCAAGGACTTGGTCAACAGCTAGGTCTACGCCACTGAGCGACGCCCCCCGGCCCGGTTTCCTCACGACGGGCCGGGGGGTCGACCTCTTGAGGGAGATGAACGATGGCCAAGAAGAAGCCAGCCGACAAGAAGCCTGCGGCGAAGAAGCCCAGCAAAAAACAATCCGAGATCCTCGTGCCGACCCGGTACACGATCCCGCCCGAGCCAATGTCTCGCAAGGATGCGGTCGCATACTTGGACAAGCTCAAAAAGGAACTGTGAGGTGATCTGTGGCGTTGACCACTCTTGCCGACCTCAAGACCTATCTGGGCATCAGCGACTCGTCTGAGGACTCGTTGCTGAACCTCCTGATCGCGGATGCAGACGCTGCGATTCTTGGGTACATAGGCCGGACGATTGAGCAGGCAACGCTGACGGAATACTTCAGCGGGGACGGCACGCAGATGCTCGTCCTTCAGCAGCGTCCGGTTACCGTCGTGACTTCCGTCCATGTCGATGACGGGGGATACGCGGGTCAGGCCAGTGGCGCGTTTCCCAGCACCAGTGAATGGACGGCGGGTGAGGATTTCTACATCCGCACGGTTGTCGAGAACGAGAGCAACACTGGCGAGCTGGTTGCGATCAAGGGGCCGGGAACCTTCAGGGCGGATGGGACTGCCCAGACGTGGGGCGAGTGGCCACTGGGGACTGGGAACATCAAGGTTGTTTACACAGCCGGGTACTCGACAGTTCCTGGCGATCTGGCAGCGGCGTGCCGGATTCTGGTGGCGTGGATGAGGGCGAGTCGTGACAACGGGATGCCAGTGAAGTCAGAAAAACTCGGCTCATACTCATACACTCTGCTGGAGGACACCGGTATCCCAGAGCTGGCCACCGTAAGGGGTCTCTGCAACCGATACCGAAACATGGTGCTGATATGAGCCTGACAGGCTTGCTCACTCAGCGATGCACCATCCAGCGATGGGCGAGAACGGTAGATGACTATGGCGAGATGACCCCGAGCTGGTCGAACTCGTCAACGGATGTCCCGTGCCTCGTGCAGCAGAAGAATGCCAAGACGGAGTTCACCTCGGCGGGTCGTGATTATGAGTTCGACGCGATGGGGTTCTTCAAGCCTGGAGTCGACATAAAGCCGCAGGCATCTGATTCTGGAAACGGCGACCGCGTCACCATTGGGTCAGCGACCTATCAGGTGCGTGGGGTTGGCGACGAAACGGGACGCAACAAGATGCTGACCGTGTATCTGGAGAGAGACTGATGGCACGCCCGCGCGCATTCAAGACAACCATCGTTGGGTCCAACCGCTGGATCAAGGCGATGTCTGGAATGTCAGCGAGACTCGACAGGCGGATCGACAAGGCTCTCGTCAGGATCGGAACAGGGGTGTCGACGGAGGCCAAGAAGCGAGTGCCGGTTGGGGCGAAACTTACCGGGAGTCGTCGGCCGGGCGCGCTGAGGCAGTCCATCCGGTTCGAGATAATCAGGGGCAAACGCATAGGCGCGCAGGTGCGGATCGGCACGAACATACGGTATGCCCCTTACATCGAGTTTGGGACCAATCGCATTGCCGATGGCAAGGTGAAGGCTCTCGGGAGAAGCCAGCTAGCGGCAA